TACAGCCATCTATAAAACATTGGTCTTTAATTGTTTCAATTGTAACTCTTTGTTGAATTGAACTTGCAGTGAAGCCTACAAACAATGTGTAAACTATACCTGCTAATATGTAATATCTATTTTTCACTTATTTTTTTCCAATCTTCTTTAAACAAACAAAAACGTTCTTCGCCACTGTCTGTTTTATACACAAACTGCATACCTAACATTTCAATAACAACACCTTCGTTTTCTCTACGAAAGGCAGGCTCTTTGTGTAGTATTCTGTCTCCCAGTTTAGGTTGTTTTAACTTAGCCATATATTTCCAATAAATCGTCTGCGTGTCGTTGTAATGCCCACTTGTTCATCAAGTGTAAGTCTAAATCTTTCCAACGGCACAGGTTAAAATTCTTAATTTGTTTGTCTAATTCCAAGTACATAGTGATATCATTTACACCATTTACTTTGTAAATATCGTCCCAATCGTAACTCATATACATTGTGCGTTCAGGCAAAGGAGGTATTGCTTCACTGCTAAAGTTACCCATCATATGAGCGGCAATACTAAAAGCATAATCGTTCCTATATAGCATACCTGAGAACTCATATAAGTCTTTGTAAAACTCATAGTTTTGTTTGACGTGCGTAACTATATCAAAGAACTGTTTAGTAAACTCGTTCTTTCTAAAGTACACTACTGTTGCCCAGTACATAGTTATGCCATAATTTTGCAGTCTTTCTTTACCTGTTTGTCTGCTTGATTGTATATCTTGTACATCATAATTAACCATTAAATCGTTTTCGTGTCCCCAGCATAAGTTTAAACTATCACACATTACTAAGTAATCTACGTCTATTACAAGGGTTTCATCGTAAGGTGTAATGTCGTAAACAGAGGATCTGTTTTCGTTATAAAAACTTAATGTTTGTATATTATGATTTGTATCTCTAAAACTTCTGATGTTTTTATTTTTAAAGTCGTAATCTTTTTGAACTAGTATGAGATTGGGAATATGTTTTTCTATAAAGTCTTTGCCTAGTACATCTAAATTATATTCATAACTGTCAATGTCTGATACTACAGTTATATTTTCTGTGCCTAAGTTCTTTTTAATCATAGCACAAGACACACAGGCTAATTTTAAATAATTAATTTCCTTGTTGTTATGTGCAAATAATACTACGCCTTTACTACTCATCTAAATCCAAATCCAATAATTTATCAACACTTCTGGACTGTCTGAGTTTTGTATAGTCTGCGTGATACTCATTAGTGGATTCGAAATAACGACCTAGTATTTCGTCTTTGAATTCCTGCAAATCTTCAACTAGAATAGGCAGTTCGTATTGGTCTAATAATACAACTGAGTCTTCACCATCTTTAATTAGCATATCAACAAATGAAATCAAACTTCTATCTATGAAGAACGTGCCTCCACCAAAACTATAAGTGAGTAAAGTTTTGTTTTTTGCTTTGAGTTGGATTCTTTGATTGTTGAGAGTATGCCTGTAGTTGGCAAATTTTAGTGCTTTTTCTAATCTGTCGCTCATAATATTGTGTCCTGTTGTACACAGTATTTATCAGACTTCTAGAATGTATTAAAGTATTTTTAGTTTACAGTTCGCTGGATTCTGCGTATGTAGGTGTAGCAACTGTTACAGCATATCCATTAGGCAAAGTACCACTGTTTGGTCTATCTTGTCCTACATTATGTTGTAGTGTTCCATCTACAGTATCAAAGTAACCTCTACCTGTATGCACGTCTGACATAACTACTTGGAAAGAAATAGTTCCTGAAGCACTTGCATAACTGGCACTAATTTGATAATAGTTACTTGAATATGAACCTGAACCTGTTTTGATATAGATCTCTTGCATACTTGATGTCAAGTCGTAGAAACCTCTTGAACCTGTGTTACTACCTGAAGCGGCAGTTACATTGGTGTAACCCATTTTAATTGTGCTCATAGCACTTAGTAAGTTAGTCCAATCTGTGTTTTGGTCATTAGTTGCACCACCACTTCTACTTGCACTAAAAGTAATCTTACCACCTGCATTGAAAAATTCTTTTGCGTGTGAGTCACTGCTAAAGTCTACAGTAAAGTTGTGAGTAACACTAGTGTTCCAACTTGCTGTTCTTGTGGAATCAATCTTTGCTTCTGTTGATAAGTATGAACTTGAAGCACTAAATCTGCTGTTATAAGCATTTGTAATTGTACTTTGTATTGTATTTAAATCTGTTTCTTGAATGCTTCCTGCGTTTGCAACATCACTAACTGTAACACTAGCACCAACATAAGTAGCAATGTCCTGAGCGGCATTGATAATATCGTTTGTGTTAGTATCTGAAATTGTTGCACCTGCGGATGGATTATATACTGAAAAACTTTGTCCCCAACCTTCTTGTGATCCAGTTGCTGAACCTGTTATTAGTAATATATTATTTCTAGCAATATCCCAATCAGAAGCAGTAATACTGTCTCCTGCGGATCTGTTAGTCATTGTGCTTAAAGCCATTCTTATCTCCTACAAAGTATATACACTTATTTATCTTAAATTGTTTACTTGACTCCGATAACCGCTTCTACTAAGCCAATGCCACCGTCGTCTTTATCTTCTAAACTTCTGCCTATAATTGCTCTTGTATCATAATCATCTGAACCTAATGCCCAAGCCATTCCTGGCTCATCACTAGCAACTAAACGTTCTCCTTTAGCAACTTTACCTACAACTTTAACTGGAACACGTCCTGCTAATGCTACTGGTAAACCTTCTGCTTCTGAGTTCATTAAGTATGCTGGATTAGTTGATATAACACCAAACACATCTGCATCTGCGTGTTCTGTTGTTTGTGTAATCTCTGCTTCGCCACCAATTTTAACTACTGTACCTGCTTCATAATCTGCATCTGCTGAATATATCTCAGCCATATCCGCATACTTGGCGGAAGTTGCAACACCATTAAAGTTTACTGCTGTTACATCACCACTAAAGTCACCTGTAACACCACCTGTTAGTACACCACTGCTAATTGACATAGTGCCATCTGTTAATGTACCACCTTGTACTGCACCACTGAATGTTGCTGTAACACCACCTGTAATCTGACCACTGTTAATACTTGCTGTACCATCAGTTAAAGTTGCACCTGTTACAGTACCACTTGCTGTTACACTACTACCTGCAACTGTTCCACCTGAGATAGAACCTGTTACATCACCAGTTAAGTCTGAAGCAGTTGAACCTGCCACAGTTAAAATATTTGTACTTGGATTGTAACTAATACCTGCATCAGTATAAACTATCTCTGCTGTTGAACTGCCGTTATTACCATCCACAAAAGCCAAGTAATGTGATGCGTTGTTACCACCTGTAATAGTTTCAACTGTTGCTGAACTACCTGAACTACCTGTACAGTTACCTGTTACGTCACCTGTTACATCTCCTTGGAACTGATTAGCATATACAATACTATATCTATTATTAGTATTACCCAATGAGTAAGTAACATCAGTATCAGGAATAATTGGACTTGATAATAATGCACCTAAAGAAACTGTATCAGAAGTTGCATTACCTAACGTTGTACTACCGTTTAGAGTAGTAGTACCTGCTACAGTGAGGTCACTTGATGCTGTTAAAACTCCTGTAACACCCAAAGGAGCACTTACTGTTGCTCCAGTGTTTACAGTAAGAGTGTTAATATCTGCGTTTGTTGAGTGAAATGTATTAACCCTTGTTGTGGAATTACCAATTGCTAAGTCACCGTATGCTCTAATGAAACCATTAGATCCATTTCCTACATTAACGTATTGTGACCAAGTTTGGCTAAATCTATTTGTGCTGTTACCTAAATCATAAGTAACATCTGTTGCTGGAACAAAACTACCACCTGTTTGTACAATCGCTGAAAGAGCCACGTTACTAGCACCAACTACAATGTTACCTGTAACTGCGTCTGCTCTATAGGCTCTGTCTGCTAAAGCAATTGATGTGTTAGCATATTCGTCTCTTAAATTAAGACCTTTCTTAATTGTAGCACCAACACCATTTGCGGCAGTTAATTGGTCGTGCCAATTAATATTGTCGCCCATTGATGATGAAACACTATCAGCGGCTGTAAATTCATAGTCACTGAATATAGCCATAATAGTTTCACCACTTGGTATTGCACCTGTGCCGTCACCTGAACTTTCTGTTTGGTTTACACTTACTAAAGCAGTAACAGGATAAGGGCCACCTGATGTAGCATTTAAGAATATATTTCTTACCTTAGTTCCGCCTGCTGTTCCGTATGTGCTACTGTATGCATCTGATACTTCACCTGCATAACTAGTATCTACAAAACTTGTTCCATTGTAAATTTTTAGTTTGTCATCAGTTGTATCAAAGTACATAGTACCTGATTGAAATCCGTCTGCTGGTGCTGAAGCACTAACGCCTGGTGTAAGTCTGATCCAACTACTACCATTGTATACTCTCATCTGACTAGATGATGTGTCATACCATAATTGTCCAGTTAATTTATTTGTTGGACTAGGGGCGGTGCTGTTTGCAAAGTTCTCTAAGTGTCTAATTGAATTTTGGACAAAGTATTGTCCGTAACCACTAACGTTCTTACCTACTAAGGAAAGACTATAATTAGTAGTGTCAACTACACCGTCTGCAACTGTAACACTTGTGCCACTTGTCGTTGATACTGTATATGCCATTTTCTTTTTATTCCTCTAAACTATTTATTACGACAGTTGAATCCTAACTGTGTAAACTACCTCTATAACCCTGTTCAAACTTTTTTGTACTGGGTGAAAAATTACGTGAGTCAAAAGTTCTGCATTGTCCGAAGATGTTGCAAAGCCTTTTAATCCTAATTCGTCAAAGATAAAATTACTGTTTTGATTTGTTGCCGTATCAAAATTTTCTTGTCCACTAGGTTCACTCAATCCTAATGTACAGGTTATTTTTAAATCTGTATAATTTGTACCAGATGTAAGTTCAATTTTGTTATTTGCTGTGTCATTGTTAGCACTTGTGCTACTAACAACTTTATTAAATGTTTCATTGAACAATGATGCTGTGGGTTCTGTTGATTCACTTGTGTTAGGTGCTTTATACAAAACTGTTCCACTACTATCTACACTACTACCACCGTTACCGAAAGCCATAAAATGAATAATTTTATTACTTTGATTTTGTAAACCTGCGGCAATAAGAGCACCTAAGTTTCCATAATGAATAGCATTTCTTTTATTCACCAACTCTTCGCCTGTCTCTTTGTCTCTGATAAGGATGTGTCCTGACACATTCATATTAGTTTCGTCCGTCATTTGGTCGGTCTCTTTACTAGTGTTATCATCTTTATTGTACATATCTATATTTATCTTTTCTATTAAAACTAACTATAATACTAGGAAATATAACCTCCTGGGTTATCATCGTCTTGCAAGAAGACTGCACCTGGGTTACTATTTGTAGTATTAGTTATGTTTGTGTTCCAAAGCAACACGTTTGCATTGACATTTTCTTGATTTAATGTTACACTACTATTTGCGTTATATATCTTATCTGCTGATGTATGAACGCCTATAGTTGTACCATTAAAGCCACGTTGTACGCCAACCAATGTGTTACCATCAATTCTTGTTACCTTAATCATTTCATCATTAATAAATGCGTATCCTGGATTTCCTGGGGAAACAGGACCAAACATTGTTGTACTTGTTACTGAAATATCTTTATCGTTTGATGTTATATTAGCACTAATTGTTGTGCTGTTAGCACTACCCAATCTATAATAGTTTGTTTTACCAAACATATCTATGTGTGCTCTATAACTTACTGTCTTAGTACTTGATCCACTGCCACTTGCAAATGTATCAACGTTAATAATTAAGTTTTCTTTTGGACCAACCATTATTAATTCTTCTGGTCTATCAGGACCATCTATCTTAGTAAATGATGTTCCGCCTAAGCCTTCGTATTTGACTCCAGCAATAGTTAAGTTGCCGTTGTTTCCAAATACTCCGTCATAGTTTTCAATTTCTATTATTTGGTCAAAGTCTCCAATATCATATGGTGCACTATCCCAACCTAATACTGCTACTAATTCATCGTCGCCACCTGCGTTTATAATATTGTCTACAAACTTACCAGCATCTAAATCTAATCCTTTAAAGTCTGCACCTACTTTGGTTTTAATTAAAGCATCTCTTTCAATCTTAAATGCTGTAATACTTGCCGCACTATAAATGTTACCTGGATTTGCTATTGCAGTATTCAGTTTAGCAACGTCTACATCATATAAGAATATTCTTTCTGCGGCATTTACTGGACTGAATCCTCCAAGTAATTCTGTTTTTCTTGTTTCACTTATAACAAAACTGGTTCTATCAATATTAATAGTTTGATTAAATGTTCTTACCTTGCTGTCTGCTTTGTTAAAGTTAGCAAACCAATACTTGTAATCAGGATCTGTCAACATAATGTTTGAATGTGTTACATTTTCTACATCTAACACAATAGCATCGTTGTTTGGATTAGGCTGATAAGGTGGTTTATCAAAGTCTGAACTGCTGTTTCTTATAATTTCTGTGCTTACACTCTTAACATCTTGGAAATCTCTTAACTTACTTGTAAATGGTTTTTGTTCGTTTACAAATTCTGTTACGTTAGGGAAAGCATCTGCTTTTGAAATAAATGTTTGAGCAAGTTCATCAGCACCTTGTTTGATGTTGAAGTAAGTTGTTTTAAATGCCCAATCAATTTCGTCTTGTTCTGTGTTCACATAATGCAATAATGCGAAGAACAACTCGTTAATCTTAACTGCATTCTCTTGAATATACAAATTATTGAATACGGAATTAATAATTGTTCTAAGTTTTGTAGCAAGTGTCAAAGTATTATTGGTAGTAAACACTACATCTTTTAATTTATAACTTGCATTGTAAGTCCTTACGTGAGTAAACTCTTGATTTGCTTGACTCCATTCGTAATCTTTCCAAGCATCTTTCTTATTATCTACTCTTACAACATCGCCGTCGCTTAATTCACCTGCAAAGTTTAATTTCTTAAACTGGTTAAGTACATATCTTGGCTTTTTGGTTTTATCAAACTTAGGTTTGATCCAATCTATAATCTCTAAGTAAGTATCATCTGTAATATCTGAATTCCAATTCTTATATTTTGAATCTGTTAGTTCAGTATTGTATGCTTCTCTGTTTACAAACTCTACAAATGTACGTCTAGCCGCCTTCAAGTCTTTAAACATTGTTTGTTTTGGTCTAATACTTAAACCATATTTCTCAAATTCGTTCAATCCTGGATCTGGTACAACTTTATTGTTTGTATCATAACCACATAAACTGTCAATCATTTTGTTAATTATTGCAGTACTGATTTGACTTGATGTATCTGCTTCTCTGTATAGTTTCCATTCTGAATGTTTTTTGTTATACTTTGTATCTTTTACAGAGTAATTCATTTGGAAAGCAACTTTGTCATCTTTAATGAAACGTTTTGTGTTCTGAACCATTATAGTTGTGTTGCTAACTGGTGCATAGAATGGAAGTCCTAAACTAATTGGATCTTCTATTTGTAATGCTACACTTCTAGCACTCATTGTTCTGTCTTCTAAAGCAGGAACAGTATTAACATCTTTAACCCAGAAGTAATAAACATTTTGATATGCGTTGTTGCTTAAATTAAATTCTTTAACTAATACGAAGTCTGTGTTGTTTCTAGGAGTACCTTCTCCTCCGTTTCTCACATAATCACTCGGTGAGTACGCACTTCTTGTCCACTCGTAAACATCAAAACTACTTCCTGGATGCCATTTACCCCAATTTCTACTTCTGTATGTTACATTACCTTGCTCATACCATAAACTTCTACAAGTTGAAGTGTCCCACCATAGTTCACCAGTATTATTGTTGCTGAAGTTTGATCCATTGTTTTGATAAACAACTGGATCTGACTCTGTGATATAAGTTAAATTAATTTTTGCTTGGCTTGATATTGCATCTTTAAACGGATCAATGTATTCTAATTCTTTAATTGTGGTGTTATCATCTAAATCGTATATAACAGCCTTTTCCATTCTGTTGCTTTCTACTAAGTTATTCTCTCTAAAAGCAATATTACCGTTTTCATAGTACACACTACCTGCGTTTTGGAAATTAGTTACCCAAACATTTGCATTATTCCTATCCATAACAATGTCATCTTTGAATAACACACTCTTAAAGTACATAGGATCTACATTTGAAGTTGTGCCTGTAACGTCAACTGATGTATTATCTAAAGTGTACAAGTCATATGAGAACATATTAGTTGTTGTAACTTGTTCTAGTCCTGTAATTGTTGGAGCATCTGTTACATTTATTAATGTAAACCCGTCTTTACCATCATCACTTCCATCGTCATCATTTAATAATCCTAACTCTCTCAGTCTTTCTATTGATAAACCTGTTGTTGGATCAATCAAATTACCAAATTGTGATAAGTTGTTTGTATCATCTATGCTATTATTGAAGTCATCTAATGCTCTAACACCTACTAAGTCTGGATCTATTTCGCCTTCTGGGAAACTCCACGGATTAAATCCTCCGTTAAGTGCAACAAACTCCATTCCATCATCAGGAGTAACAATGTTTAGCACACTAACAGCAGGGTTAACATCATAACTGAATGCTTGTATACCTACGTTACCTCTAGCGGCTCCATTAATTCCATCTGCTATAGCATCTGCAATTGGTTCTAGTACTGCAATGTTATCGCCTGGTGCTGGGAATATTGGTGGATTGTTTTGACAATTGATTTTACTTCTACTTGTCATTGCAACTCTACCGCCGTATCCTAATCCTTCTGGTCTAGTTCCTGCTAATCCTTTTGCAAAGTCATCATCATATTTTAGAGATACACCTCTTTCCATTTCTGGTGGGAAGTTAATATATGTACCTCTGTCTGTAATTCTTAATTTTGTAATACTACCTAAACTGTTTACACCAGTAATAACAAACTTAGCAGTTCTATTTCTAACTGCTTTATCTAGTTCGTTACCTTTTTCAACTTTTACTTGTGAGCCACTTAACATACTGCCAGGAACCATAACACCTGTACTTCTAACACTCATTGCTCCGAATGTTTGTATTTCTGATTGTGTGTATATTCCTTGGTTAGTTATTTCAAATCCTGTGATTGCTTCGTCTGAGTTAGCAACACTTGTTGGTGCTTCGCCTTCTACATAAACTGCATAACTTATTTTTAATCTTGGTGCAAATATTTCGTTTACATCTTGTGGGCCATACTCGAAAGTTTCATTTCCTGCCGCATCTCTTTTAGTAATTGGCTGTTCATACTTCCAGTCGTCCCAATTTCTACCTGGTCTAGTAATTTCTACTCTCCATTCACCTTTAGCATTCTTATCATATTGTCTAATATATTCTCTTATGATGTTTTCTGCCTGCCAAATAGTATTTGCTGGAGTATTTGGTCTGTCGTAATCCACAGTTCCTATAAATCCGTGTCTGTCTTTTGCTCTATAGTAACGTTTGTGTTTACCTGGTATTGGACTTATGTTTCTTCCGTCTACTGGGAACGTTTCTGCATCAGGTTTAAACACATTGTTGTCAGCAACACCGCCTGATATAGTAAAGTTGTGATATTTTCCTGAACTTCTTTCAGTAATTTCGTATCCTTTGAATACACCACCCTGATGATCCGAACCAAACATACCTGTAGTTGTTCCAGTTGCATCTATTAGACCTTCTCCTAGTGGCTGTAGTACTGGCAACCTTGTTCCATCTGGTGCTTGTAACCATACCATACCCCATTCTGAAGGATCTTTTGATTTCCATTGAATGTTAAGTTTAACATCTGTAATTTTTGCACCATCTGGTATGTGGTTAGTGTTAAATGTATATACAACTGCTTTACTTTCACCAATTTTTGTACCTGTACCTTTGTTGAATATTGTTAGATATTGTTTTAAACCTATTTTGTTGTAATCATCTGCAACTTGTTTAGATGTTTTGCCTTCTGCCGCTTTGTGTACTGTAACTGGTATTCTTAAAACGTTAAGGTAGTTGTCATTTTCAATAAACATAACATCTAATTGTTCTGAATCTCTGCTTACATCTGTTCCTGCACTTATTGTAAGGTGTGCAGTTCTAATTGTGTTGTTCAGTGTAAATGAGTTATCACTTGAAGGAGCAACTGTTGTTACACCTGTCTCAGCATCATATGTACTTCCTGTTGGATCTGCTTCTATATTTTCTAAGTGTGTTGTTCTTGCAGTTTCAGTAAGTGTTCTAACTTTGTCTAGTGTTACAACGCCGCCGCCGTTTGATGTATGGCTAAATTTCTTATGTCCTACGTTAGCACCATCTGTTGATGCTCCTAAAGGCATTGCATAGAATCTTGAAGTAACTTTTCTAAATGATTTGTTTTTAGGATCATATAAGTTTTTAACATCATACTCATACCATCCGTTTCTTGCTTCGCTTGTAGGAATAACTGTACCAACAGTAAGCATTTTAAAGTATGCTCTATGGTCTTTGAATCCTAAGAACTGAACGTAACGTGAGTTCCAGTTTAGCATCGCAACTGTTAATAAATGTTCTTTTTTATCTAAGTCTGGATTGTTGCTGTAGTCTCCGACCATTTTCCAAATACCTTCTGCACCTACTGTGGTATTTTCTAATAATGTTTCTAATGCTGGTTGACCTTGTGTGTCCCACACAGCAATAGTATTTCCATCATATGTATCTAAGTAACTAGCATCGAAACTTTTAAACCTAGCACTTTGACTTGCTTCTGATCCATCATCAAATAAATGTCCGTAACCTACTTTACCAATTATACAATATGTTGATTGCAAATCTGAATTACCTATAAACACTTCATAATTTTTACTTTGTCCACTAATATTATCAATGGTCATTGTGGTTGCATTGCCTTCACCTACATCTAATCTAAAGTTTACAGAAGCAATATCACTTAATCCTAAGTTTCTGTATTGTTCTCTAACTCCAGCATAAGCAGGTGAGTCCCAATCTGCTGAAGTATCTCCTCCAGCATAAATGTAATCTCTGTAATTCATAACAGCAACACCACTTGGACTAACCATTGTTTTATCGTGTTGTGCTTCTTCAAAATCTTCTGCATTGTGTACAGCATTAAATGTTGGCTTAATAGCAACACCTGGAATTGGGTTACTGTTGCTGTCTACTATCTCAAAAGATAATCTACGTTTTAATTCTTCAATTGGTAAGTCTACAAGTTCTTGTGATAATGCAATATTTCTTAAAGGTATAGATTGTGCTATGTCAACACTCTTTAACATAAAGTCATCGTCTTGTACACTCTTAGGTCTACCACCTGTTGCAACAACTTGGTCTCCAATTCTGTAACCAAATCCACTACCGTCTGATAAGTTTCCTGTTGGTACTTCTGGTGGTTCCAGCATTACAAATCTGCTGTCTCTTTTATTAGTGCTACCTACAAATCTACCATTAACAAATTTATGTTTAGTGTTTGTAATTTCTCTAGGTGAAATTAATCTACCGCCTGCAACAAAGTCTGGATATACACTAGGTAAACCTAACTTAGTTGGGAAAGCAAATCCACCAAATCCTGCTTCTGGTCTAGGATCTTCACTGTCTGCACTTATTTCTAAAGTCTTATCATAGAAGCCTTGTGTTTGCAGTTTCTGGAATTCTGTTTTTGCTTGTTGTGGATCAAAGTTAGTTGTTAAGTTTCTTTCTTGTACTGGATAAAATTCAGCACATTCACTTATGCTACCAAAACTACAACCTTTTGCTAAACTAAATGGCAAGTCACTCTTGATTCTTATACTGTTGTTTAAATTTCTTGCACCAACTTGTTGTAATCCGTTGTTGCCTCCTGCACCTGGTTCTTGTGGTGGAGGACAGTTGTTTGTTTTTGTTGCTCTTGGATATTCGTGTACAACACTATTTTGTCTAAACCCTGGTGCTTGTGATCCTGTAACACTTACTGTATAAGTTCCAGTACCTGCATCAAATCTTTCACGTACAAATCTACGCATATATGAACTACCATCGCCACCTCCTGATTGGAAGTAGTTGGATTTAAATAATGGAATACTCACCACAGGCTGTCCTGCACCACCAATGTATAATGTATATTTGTTATAACCTACATTGTATGACTTTTGGTGAATTTTCCAACCCATTACTGCACCAGCAAAGTCTTGGTCATTTAACATACTTCTTGGATTTCTAAAGAAAATGTATCCTCTGGATTTACTAATTCCTTTATATCCCATTGTACCTTTTCTTTTCCATAACCCGCTGGAGCCTAAAATCTGTATCTCACTTCTGTGAGTTCCTTCCCACTCTATCCATACACCGCCTTTTCCTGTTGAGAAGTACTTGTCTTTTCCATAACTTGTTGGGAATCTATTTACATCAATGCCTTCTGCATTTGCAATATTATTAACTGTTTCAACAAAGTTTCTGACGTCCCACTCATTCCAACTATGTCTACTCGCCGCTTTGCTTGTAATAACTCCAAAGTCTTTGACGTCTGCTCTATATGATGGTCTACTTGCACCTCTTTGATTGTCTCCACCGTAACGTTTTAGAGCATCTTTAAATCTTGCATCTACTTTTGCGTGTCCCATTGCCTGTGCTGGTGTTTCAACACAAGGTTCCTGAGGTGTTGTATTTGTTGTAATATAAGTGTAATTAGGATTTTGTGAAGCCAATAATGCGGCTAACTGTTCTACATCACACCCTTCGCCTAATGTTACTTGGGTACCATCGCTGAATTCTAATATCTCTCCGGACTGTGTACATAAGTTACCTGCAAGTTCTACAACATATTGCTGATTAACTGTTACATCTACTTCGTTACCTGCAACTGTACCTGCGCCTTGATTATTTCCGTTATTACCGTTGCCTGTATTATTGCCGCCGTGATTTCTTCCTCCTACGTGGGTACCACCTCCGCCGCCGCCGCCGGCGCCAATGTATTGTTGGTCACCTGGTCCAAAGTAACCTGGCTCGCCGTGTCCATTGTATTGCATATATGTATGACTTTGATAATCATAGTTTCCAGGACCACCAGCAGGTCTGTAGCCTCTTTCTCCGAACCCTTGCATTGCTTTATTGTTTCCAGCATCACCACCAAACTTAATCGGACTACTTGCATACTCGTTACTTGTTTCAGTATCGTCAATAAAGTAATCTTGTTTTGCTACTTTGTTGTATGTTTTAATCTTGAATGATAATGGTTGTCTTGCATCTGGGTTTTCTGTTACATCTGAATTTTGTACATAGCCGTTAACCCACTTGTCGTGTTCTTTAAGCACCATACTGTTTTTAGCATTGTTATCTAAAGCATTGCTGGAAATTCTTTCTGTAGGTATACGTTTTTTGTTCTTGTACGCCTTACGTTGTGATTTAAATGCACCTTCTAATCTATCTAAGTCCAGCATTGGCATACCAATTTTACTTGCTGGGCCTTTTGCATTTATAATTTGACTGTTTAGTGGTAAGTATCTATTTGCACTCAGTACATCGTCTCCTCCAGGATTCATATTAGGATTAGCATTTACATCTACTTGTACTTTTAATCCTGATGTGTCAACTGGAGCATTAACATACTTACTGCCGTTGTTTTCAAATTCTTGATTTCTTCTACCATATAAGAATGCAACTTGTAATCCATCTTCACTGTCAACAATAGCACCTTCTCTGTCTATAACTGATTGGTTAAAACTCTTCACAAAGTTTGTCATTGAATCTGTATTAACCAAGTTAATTGATGAGCCGTTTACTGTAATTCTATTTTTGTTGGTGTTAGTATATCTAGTTTGAGTGTTTGCTAATTCTAATGTTAAATTGTTTTGAGCAAATCCTCTTACAACAAATATATTTGCACTATTATCTTCTGTGTAACTGCTTAATACAGGATATACTCTGTTGTAATAATTTTGTGGGCAATCTGATATAACTAATGCATCACCGTTTAATTCATTTACATCACCGTTTACAAATACTGTCATTGCATCATTAGTGATGTAACCTGTTGCTGTTCCTTTAAATCTTCCTTTGATACTCATTGTATCTTTGGTTACAATTTTTGGATTTGCAAATCCGTCATATAAACTTGTATCGCCTATTTGTATAACTCTTTCTGAGTTAGTAATATATGCATCTGTTTCTACTCTAAATATGTTTGCAGTAGCAGTAGCAGTTCCAGTAGAATCAACAATTATAAATGTGTTGTTTGATTCGTTTACATCAATAATATCATAACTGTTAGAACTTAAAGGATGGTCAACATTTGCATCATCGAACAACACAGTATTACCAATTTCAAAATAGGTTAAGTCATTTACTGTTACAGAAACATTGTTGTTTGCATCTGGTGTGCCAGTTGATAAAACTGGAGTACTAACAGTATGTTGGAACATACCGTGACTTGGAACGTGCAACACACTATCTTCATAATGTTTAAGTATTAATGTGTTAGCAGTAATTGTTCTTGCAATTGGTGTTGTCAAGTCAAATGATACATCACCTTCCACAGCACTATCATCTTCTGTATCTGAATAATAAACATTTGCTGTTAATATTTCTCCGTCTAATCCTATTTCGTTTAACGGATCGTATACCATAAATTCTTGGTCGTGTACTGGTAAATTTCTACCTAAATAACTACATACTAATTTTGTACCATCTGAAACATAAGTTAAGTTTGCAGAATTATTTGTGATTAAATCAATATTTGAAACAACAACTGAGAAAGCATCTTGCGAGTATGCTTCATTAACAGTTAATGTTTGTCCATTCAGCGATGCTGGATCTGGACTATCTGCATAGGCTGTAAATTGCATACCACTTAGCATTTTATGATTGTTGCTGTATACAACTAATGATTCTGAATTTGCTTTAATTGTGCCGAACATCATTTGCGGTGTTGTAGTAAATGCTTTGAGTCCTGCAATATTACTTGTAGGTGCTGTAGTTCCATTTAAACCAACAAAGTAAGTGTCTTTACTTGTTACATTATTAATTCTAAACTTAACATTACTAAATGCACTTGTACCTGATGTGTCGTTGATTACAACAATATCGCCGTTTTGCAAGTTGTGATTGTTATGGTTAATTAAAAATGCTTTGCTGTTGCTGTTCTTGACAAGCATATTCAAAGATGTTAAACTTGTTGCGTAATAGTCTGCAAATGCAGTTCCTGTTATACCGCTAATTGAAAACTTATCGCTTTCTAAATCTGCTATTGTAAATCCGCCTGATACATCAAATGGACTTGCACCACTGAATATTAAATCATCAAAGTTTACTTTATCGCCATTGTTTAAGCCTTTAGTATCTCCAAACATAAACACATCATCTGTGATGCTTTGTGTTTTAAGTTTAAATGTTGGCATTACTGCATTTTCTAAAGTATATTTGCTGTTTCTGACTACTAGGTATTTTAAACTGCTTGGTGTTAAATCTGCACCAAACATTTTAAATGGATCATATGATGCAGGATTCTTAATCCTCAATGCCATAGATTCTACATTGTGTGCTCTGTTGTTATTCAGTACAACTGCTGTATGGAAGTTATTATAAATATCAACTGCTGTAGCATCACTAGAAACTATTTTACCTACTGTTACACCTTTATCAGATTCACTAGGTCTAAATGCTCTTTCAGTAAATGAACTTGCAAATATAAAGTCTCCTGTTTCAGAGTCTTTACTCCACACAACTGCTTTAAGATTACCTGTGACGTCATCTGCAGGGATTGAATCTTCAATTATTAGTCCACTAGCAAATGCTTCTTTAACTCTTGTATTAGGTATTACAATCTGTCCTGCAGGATCGTATAATGAAACTCTTACATCATTTACTAACCCTGGATCATTACTTGTTACTGAGTAGTTTACTTTAACGTGATTAACTCTTACAATAGCATTTCTGTATCCTGAGAACTCATTACTTAATGGATCATATGTAAAACTGTCGCCATTTTTAAATTCAAATTTAATAACAAATTGTCCATCAAATCCTCTATTACCGTTTTTAACTCTTCTAACAAGTTCAGTTAATTTAATTTTATTAGCAACACCCAATCTGTTTACTGTACCAGTTTGTGTAGTAGTTGCCATACCTTTTAATTTAAATCTATCAACTATTGTGGTAGAAACTGTAGGATTAATTCTAGGAATAGTATCTACATATTCTATCAAGTCGCCGTTAGAAGTTTTAGGTTCTTTGTAGTCATCACTAAATGCTAGTTTAATTTCTTGATTGATTTTTGCTGTAGCATCTTGTTTATACCCGCCTACACCACTAGGGTCATATTTGAGTCCATCTGTTGGAGTTTTTTGTACTCCAGCAATTACTTGTTTGTTGCTTTCGTCATTTACTTTCAAAGGCGAACCATCTTTGATTAAGTGATAGCCTACTTCGTTGCCACCTACACTTTGTAAACTAATTGTTAAGTTTTCTAAGGAAGGTTGGTCAATACTTTTGGCTTTGTTCACATAGTAGTTTTCTATAATTCTTCTAGTTTGCTCGCCTGTTGCTTCTTTTAATTCTTCTTTAAATGCTTTGTCTGTTTCTTCATCTAAATACTTGATGTCAAAACCTAACACAATATCATCAATAGATGTTAGTTTTCCTGCCTTACCGTCTAGTAATAATTCTACACTAGGGTTTTCTGTATTAGCAGTTGTCATATATGCTTGGTTATATGGAACTGATTCTATTTCTGCAGATTGTTGCTGAGTAGTTGCAAAGTCATCTATTAATTGATCCACTGTGTTTTGTGCATCGTTTTGTGGGAAATATAAAACTGTTACATTGCTGTTTGCAGATACTGTTGTATCGTTTACTGCATTAACACTAAATGATGGTGTAATGTCTACAGCATTTGAATCTGGCAAACTCATTGTTGAAGCACTTTCAATAGTTAATGATTTTCTTTTCCCTGTTAAACCAACTATGTCTCCACATTCGCCTTTTCCGTTTACTATGTCTGCGTGTACAAACTCTACGTTTGCGTAATTTGTACCTAAAGCAGTAGTACTAACATTTGCTAAAATAAACTTGTTGTTACCTGCATCATATGAATTTACTGTAGCATATTGTGTGGTTACTTCACCTTTATAAAATGCTGTATTTCCATTTACTGTGGTTACAAAAGTGTTATCATAGAAATATAATTTTTTATTGTTTCTATCATCTTTCCAAACTGGGTAGGTTGCGTTTGATTTACCACTGTCTAACTTAATAAATGTATTTGTTGGCATCACAGTATTCAGTGTCATTTCTGCATTACCTGTGCCATCGCCGTTTGCAGTAATACTAACTAACTTGCTGTTAGTTATTGGTCTGGATACACTAACGTCTTTGAATCTAATAACATCTGATGTTACACTAAATGTTTTAGCACTTGTATTTACGTCTGCTATTGTGTAGTCACCGTATGCATCTAACATACTCATTGAAGTATCATTTTTACCTTGTGTGACATTTACATCTGCACTATTTTCAAAGTCGCCTATTTCATCTACTAAGAATTTAACTCTTTTATTACTAAAACTAAATCCTGTTGGTTGGGCATTACTACCGCCCTGAATAGGATTACTTACAACTGCATATACATTTGAATTATCTCTTATAACTGTTGAATTATCTTTTGTGCCTGTTACATTTGCAAAAACAAATATATTAGCATCACTACCACCTAATGAAGTTTCTGGTATTTTAATTTCTTCATCAAACAAGTAATTCTGACCTGCTGTTGTAACTGTGATAGATGTAACACTACTTGATCCGCCTACTACAACACTTGCACTTAATCCTGTACCTGCACCATCAGATGAAATTTCTGTAATGCCTACTGGGTAAGTTCCTGCTACTAAACCAGGTGTTGCATTTATAGTTTCAGTACTTCTAATATCAATATTTCCTAAACTTGTTATTTGTCCTACTTGTACACTTGCATTAGGTTCGTTAATTGTAAAACTGTCTTTGTCGTAAACTACACTTTGAACTGTGTACACTTTTGTAGCACCATTTGATATGCCTGTTGATGCTAAGTCATCTCCGTAGAATCTAATCTTACTGTTATCTTGAACACCGTCAATTTTGCTTATACCAATTGCAACATTATTTTGTCCGTCTACGTTTGCCGCAATGGCTACGTTACTGGCAATAGTTGCATCTCCGTTAACATTGTTTAGTCTCAAACTAACAAGTTTAAATTCACTTGTTACATCTGGATATACACCTACAATGTTTGCAGTTCTATTTGGTTTAATTCTAGTTACTAATCCTTGTGTTGTTGGCGGTGGATTATAAACTCCTCTGTAAATAGATTTATTATCTAATACCAATTGTTCGTTTGTATATTTTACAACTGCGTTAGGCAATTGACTGTTTTTAATATACAATGTATTATCAAAATAAGTTTTATTTTCAGGATCGTTTATAATATTACTATCATTAAACTCCTGTAAACTGATAGGACTGAACAATTTACTTGTTCCGTCAGTTATCTGATTTATATAAAAGTTGTTAAATCCTGTTTCGTCCTTCAAACTTCTCAACTGATAAACATCGAAGTTGTCGTGTTCGCCTTTAGCCATATGTACAACATCGTTGCCGTTTAACATAATTTTTGTATTAGCACTTACTTCTCTATCGAAGTGATTAATATCAAACACCTGTATGTCTACATTATCTTTGTGTACAAATCCACTGTTCTTAATCAGTGTACTTGTCTTTTCAAATTTACTCGAAGGATATAATTTAATATTTAAATCTTCAGTTGTTGGACGTTTTACAAATCTAGACTTGTCATCAATATCTATTGTAACTACATTGTCATTTGGGTCGTCTTCGCTAATGGCATAGGTTCTGGTCGTGCCTGGTACTGCCACTAACCTGTCGTCAGATTCGACTTTTACTTCTACATTACTACCAGGAACATCTGTTGTTAAAGACGTATCAAATGTAATACTTGCTTCTTCTACAATTAACACCTCAGAAGATGTTGTATAGTTTACTAATGTACTAATATTTGAAAATTCTAATTGTGCTAATCCACTAGCATTACTAACAGTAAGTCTAGTGTAGTCTGCATCATTTGTAATCTGTGTGCCATCTATATAAGCACTGATATAATCATAGTTTCCGCCAGTTGTTGATAAGTTTTGTGCAATATTATTAAATGTGCGTTTAATTGTGAATGCATCATTACTAACATAATTAGTGTATAATGTAATGTTAGAAGGTACTGTGTGTCTTGAACTATCCATATAAGAATAATAAGACTGGTTAACTATGGTGTTGTCAATTGAAGTAACAATATTATCTATTGTTGTATTGTTTGCAACTTCAATTTTAAATTTCTGTTTTGGTTGATATCTTCCTGCCGCAATATTCAAGTAACTTAATGTTGTTCCTGAATCGTCATCTGCTACTGTGAAGTCGCTACCTGCAAGTTTTAGGAACATAGGGCCAACTGAGTTTGTAAATTCTGTTGCCGCCACTACATTGGCATTACTAATTGCATCTGCTTGAATATTAAATGCTACTACCAAGTTGCTTAAACTTGTTGTTGCGCCGACGTTTGTTGTAATTGTTCCACCGTTTGTGTGGTCAGTAACAACTAGATTGCTTAACCCTACATTGCTGAATGGTTGCGGAACTAAACTGCTACTCATTACTAAGCCGTTTGTAAGTACTTCATCAATTTTAGAAACATACAAGTTTCCTGTTATAACTGTTACATTAGGTGCATTGTCGTAATTGAAACCTTTGTAGTCTACATTAATAGTACCCAATGTACCATCTGCTAACAATGTTGCACTTGCTAATGCTCTACCATTTCCAGCACCACTTAAACCTGATACTTCTCTTGGTGGTTTATCTACTTCAATAATTGGTGGTGCAAAGTATTGTGTACTCTTTTCTACAATATTAATTGCTGAAACAATACCTGTTACACTTTCAGGAAATTTAAGTTCTAATAGTTGTTGGTCTCTTACAAAGTCTTTTTTGTTAAGAATTAAATCAAAACTTTTGTTAGAACTGATGTCTCCGAAGTTACCTTGCTTAACTGCCCATTCTTCGTATACTGTGAAATCTTTATTTGTGTTAATACTATCACTTCTCAGTATTCTATTTAAACCTGCTACTGTACCTTTGGCTCTAATAGCACCTTTCATTAATTCTACTTGTTCATCTTCTTCAATACCTAAATTATCTAAATATTGTGTGTCATTATATCCAAACAATGACCTTGCTAATGTTCGTTTGATTGGCAATGTAGGAGTACTAAACATTTGATGATAATTTCTAGTTGCTTCTACTAAGTTTTCAAAGTTAGGCATTATTTGAGTTGGTGTAATAATATAACCTGGAGCATTAAGTGATCCGTCCCACTCTCTAGAAATTTGTGTTTTTAATCTTAAACGTTCTTGCCTAATATTGTAAATATCATTATTGATTGTGTCGTTAAACACACTCTTATTGTTAATAACAGTTGCGTGTTCTGTTACACTTGTTAATAGTAAAACACCGTAAATACTTTTTCCTTGTGGTGGTGTTATTGTAATCTGTCTTCCACTTCTGCTTATTCCACATTCTTTAGGATTAAGTACTGAACCATCTGCGTCTATAAATGATGGTATGCCTTTTGTAAATTTGTTTATTTGATTAACTGTGCCTATTGCAGATTCAAACATTAATTTTTCTGCCATTGGACTAAATGCTGTTATAGTACCAACTGCTGGATTACTGTCTACCCAGAATAAAAATTGTTTTGCTGTATAAATCCAGTTACCTACATCTCCGATAGTTTCATTGTAATCGCCAAAGTCGAAACCTAATTTTTCTTGATATCTTCCTAAACTTATTAAGAAATCAAATGTTGAATTAATATCAGGGAAAGTATGTCCGTATGTTATCTGCTTGACAATTCCTGTAGTATTGTTATAATATATTCCACTTTGCGTATTTTCTTTTGGCAAGTCTGTAACTTGGGTCCAATTAGCAAAGTCAAAGTCTCCAGAATCTAAATTAGTTTTTGCTTTATAATAATTACCGTTATAACTTATGATATCGTTTTGATTGTATGTTCCGCCTATGCTGAATATTGCAGGTATAATAGCAGTACCGCCTACTTTGATTCCTGCTGAGCCGCCATTTACGTCACTCTCTAATATGTTAAACACATTATTACTTTTGTCATATCCATTTACCTGATAGCCTATTGCTGTCTTAGTAATCTTTACACCACTATAAAAGTTTCTTGCAATTACACCACTAGTATGTAATCCTGTGTAAACATCTTCTGACGGTACTTTTTCACCAGTACTAAATCCGTCAATACTTAATTTATCACTGTAAAGTTTAATGTCATTAAGGTTAACAAAACCACTGTGTTTATGCCCTAGTTTAACATCTGTGTTTTGTACAGTTTGTTGAACTTGAACGTGAGTGTCTAATCCTTGTGAAGAAACCCAACTGTCTAATATAGGACTGAAACCTATTTTTAAAATTCTTGTTGTATTATCTGCTTCTAAACCACCGTGGAAAGTAAGTTTGTTATGTGCAATTCTCTTCTTAGTAGTTTTATCTACAAGTTGCTGTGGTAATACAGTAGGTTCTAATATTTGTTCTGGATCTAAATAGTATTTTACAAACTCACCTGGTCTTGTTAAGAACAATGCTGTTACAACTGCATATGGATATGCTGAACTTTTCTTCCAAGCCTGCTCTGCTGGTCCACCGTCTCCGAATGACCAAGGGTCATTAATTACATCTGAACTAGATGTAACACTAGTTGCAATGCTTACATTTGGTGCAACTAAATTGCCACTGGAGTCCACTGGCAGTAAAGACAAAATGTTTTCTCTTTTGTATCTTGGATGATATCCTTTTCTTTCGCCTTCTGGAATAAACCCTGTTGATACGTTTGTCCAAAAACTTGTACTACTACTGGTTACAGTTGTACTACCATAATGTGATACCCACCAAGTTGGCATACTGTCAAATCCAAACATTTCCCAAGGAGTAGTGTTAGGAGTTTGTGTACCATAGTAGTACTCAAATATATTTCTCCAATGTCCTAGTTCTCCGTAGTTCCAAGTAAATGGATCTGCACTATCAACTGTGGTGTTTGTTACAAAGTCTACATTGTTTTGACTTGCCCATCTTGAGAAGCCTGTAAACATAACACTATCAATTTCGTTCTTTTTAAAATCTGTTTCTGCAAAGTAACTAGGATTTACATCATCTATAGTTAAGTATTTGCTTATGGTATCTCTTTCTCTAATATTTTTTGAAACACTATTGTATATTAATTTTTCAAAATGCAGTAAAATATCATCTACTTTATTATTTTCTCTAGAAGTATAACTACCGTCGTGTCCGCAAATAACATCAAGATTTGAAGTGTATGATGTATCAGTTATAAAGCCTGGTTCTTTGACTGCAAATAATCCTAATGCTGAAGGTGTAAATGGTATATTACTTGGTGAACTATCTTGATATGCTCTAATCTTAATCTTGTCATTTGCCGCAACTGATGTCATCGAAACTACTACTGGTACACTACTTGTAACTGTATAGTCAGTATCTATTGTTTGCAACTCATCATTTTTATAAACACTAACAAAATTATTCATTTGCTCTAAGTTTGCACTTACAGTTGTTGTGAATGTTGTAGTATCTATATTTGCTGTAAATTCTTTTTCTTCGTATTCTGTACCCCAAGGCAACATATATGTTCTGTTGAATGCTGTATCATTAGTTCTAGTTGCAATTAATTCTGCATATACATCTTCAAATATTTGTGAATCTGTTTTACCTTGAATGGTGTTGTTAGTGACATAGTTTTTAACTTTGCCTTTTAATCTGTTTTTAAATTTGTTGTATTCTACTTCACTGTATCTTAATGCTTCTATTAAGTTTAAAACACTACCTCTAGACAAAAGCATAGCAGTAGGCAAGTCACTAAATGTTTGCCTAATTTTTGCATTGTTTCCAGTATGTATTCTTTCACTGTTGCTGTAGTTGTTTATGCCTAAAGCATTTCCTTTGAATGTAGTTTGGTCTTCAATTAAACCTAAGTAATGACTTAACACATCACTTGTTGTAAATTCTGTTATACTTTTGTTTTCAACGTTATGTGATAATGCACTAGGTAGTTCAAATCTACCTTGTTGCGTTAAATCTACATCGCTGTTTGTAGTTGTTTTGATTGTAACTAAACTGTTTAATGCAGGAGTATTAGTAAACAATATTCCGTCTTTGTTAGATACCACAGTAAAGTCTGTGTCTTTTACTAGTTTTCTTTGATTAACAAACACGTCTACCTGTTCGTCAATTGGTGTAGCACTTATATCAAAACGTTTTGATGTTTTGTTTGCTTCAGTAATAAAGTATTCGTCTCTAACAACCTGTACTGAGAAGTTTTCTTGTACCAAATCCCATTCTGTAATATCAAAATTACCTGCTGTGATATCTGCTTTTGCAGTAAAGAATTGTTTATTATAACTTACACATTGTCCTTGTTTATAATTTCTACTTATATCGAAAGTTAGATAAAAACTAGGTACATCATTTGGCATCCAACTGTGAATGTATCTTTCATTTTTATTACCGTTGAAATCATATGTTAAATCTTTTGCATAGTAGTATCCTGGGATAACACTTTTGGTTGTAGAACCTGTGGGTACATAGTTGAAAATGTCTTTAGAGATATCATTTTCAAAAAGCATATCACTGGAGTATTGTCCACTTCTTCTATCTACTGAGAAGTTTAAAATTGAATCGTTTGCATTTAAGTTATTAATTTTATAACTGAATAACTCGTTACCTTTAAATGTACTGCTAGGATACGTTGTGGTGTCGTCTAACGGCACTCCAGCATCATCGTACAGTTTGAACTTAGGTGCTAAATTAACTTTGTCTTTGAACTGTGCTTTTTTCCAAGTACCGTCCCAATAATATTCTGCACCTATATCCGCACCTTCTTGTACTAAGAATGTATCGCTTAATGCTATTGTGATACTGCTGTTTGCAGTAAATGACACATTACCTGATCCTGTATCTACTATATCGTAAATAAATGCACCGGACTCATTGGCTGTAAAGATTGCTTTCTTTCCTACTGCTGTAGTTGTACCGTTAATAGGATTACCCATTGGTAATTTATCATCTATTTGATTTCTTGGTTCGTTGACTACTACATCGACATAAGTATTAAAATCATTACCATAGTTGTATAGTTCTAAGTCTCTGTTAAATTCTATAATTGGTCTTGTTGCTCTTATGGCATTCTCTGGAATACTTCCTACTGCTTTACCTTCAACAAATTCATAATCATAACTTGTTGAGTCATAACTTGTAGTATCCCAAGGATTAGGTACCTGTGTTGAAACAATTCTTGACTGCTGAATTGTTTGTATGTGATACCAGTAATTTAATCTACTCCAAGGGTTATGGTTTTTTGCACCTCTTTGTTGTAGTAAGTAATCTGCTTCACGTTGGTTACTAACAGCATCATATGGCTGATTATCAAAACTGTATAATGAAGGATTAATATTATCTGAATCGTATGTTAATCCTGCACCACTAAATGATCCTATGCCGTCCCAATCTGCATCAAAGGCAATACTGTCAAATGTTGCGTATGCAGATATTTTGTCTTTTGTGTCTGGTACTAACAATCTTATATGTTGACCAACACCCTCGACTTGATAAGTTGTGTCCTTAAGATATGTGCTACCACTTACGTGAGTTCCAGTAAATTGCACAAAACTACCGTTAAGTAATTCTGTACCATTTGGGGCAACAAAAGTTTTAGATCCTGGAATGGCGTCTATGTTAATAGTGCTGTCTGCAGAGCCATATATTCTAACTATGTCTAAATTCTCTGGAATCCAGAAATAGTTTTGATAGTTCACAAACTTATCAATGTCTATCGGGGGACTGTAAGTAAACTGTTTTGATTTAAACAGTCTATTATGATTGTTTACAAATGCGTTGTAACTTTTTAATGAGAATAGCAAGTCTTCGTAAAATACAAAGTTACCTGGTACTCCGGATACTTGTTCGGTGCTTGTATATGTAGGCTCTAGTGTATAAAAGTTCCTACCTGTATCATTATGTTCAATGAAGTCTGCTCTCTGTGGAGAGTCTGTGCCTGGAATCTTTCTACCAATTAATCCGTCAACTATCTCTGTATTTGCTTTTTTGAACAGTTGGTCTACTGTATTTTCAAAGAACGTTTGGTTGGTCTCTGATTGAAACTGTATAGGTAATAAATCGTAAGGTTTATTGCTCATTAATATCCACCACTTCCGCTACTTCCACTGCTACCACTTGATCCGCTACTGCCGCCGCTACTACTACTACTACTCGAACCGCCTGTGTTACTACTATTTAGACCATCGCTACTTACGTTATAAGTACCGTGGTAATAAGTTACACCATTAGGCATATAGAACGTTTGTCCAAAGAATGTGTGCGGATGACTTGTACCGTCTCCCGCCTCTGACGCCGCGTCTGTTGTTGCGTATAAAGGATAGTATCCGTTAATTGCATACGGTCCATTATCAGCAGTTGCTCCTGCTGTTGAACCTTGTACTGCTGAACCAATTTGCTGTAAAGTTTCTTGGTTAAAGTCTGATACTATTTTAATATCACTAACTGTTGCTGTACTCATAAATATTTCGTCTGGTTCACACCTTACAACAAATAAGTCTCCAAATCTTCTGCTTGGGTCTTTAGGTACTATTACTAAACTACCTAATATATCATTTGTTTGAGTATGAACGTATGCTGTTAATTCTGTAAAGTAAAAACTTTCACCGAAATCCCAATTTTGTATATTGAAGAATTGGTCTATTGCTTGTTTCACTCTACTCTTGATTTCGTTATCACTAATTGTAACATTTGGCAATTTGATTGCTTTAAATGTTGCTTGTAATTCTGGAAGTGCTTCTGTGCCGAATAACACTTTAAACTTTCCGCTTCTATATACTATTTGGTCTGAAATACTTTTGTAGTTTTCTAATTCACTAAAGTTTTGTGATAGTGTTTCAGAAGTTGGACCTAGTGGGAAAGTTTTACCTAACTCTGTTGAGTTTTTATATTTTAAAACTTCTGAATAATATGTTCTTGTTAAAACAAACATTTCTACAATGTTACTAATACTTGGATCTATTCTAACGTCACTGGGTGCAACGTGTTCCCATTTAAAACTAACTGGGCGGTATGTAGTATTAGTATTCTGTGTAAAGGATCTTCCGTTCTTCACAGTATAACTTTGACTGTCTGTTAATATAACATTAGTTGAATCTGAAAATTCAATTTGTAAATCAAACAGTTTTTTAGTATCTGCTACATACACTTTCTTACCGTGTAATTTTGCTTTGTTGTTTGTTAAGTATGTTTGAGCAAAAGTTTTTGTAGGTACAAGTATTAATGCAAACTTAGTAAAGTCTGTTTGGTCTAACACATTTGATCCTGGTGCCAAGTTTTCATTTAAGAAATCTACTATAGCACTTGTTTCTGCTCTGTAATCTAATATACCAGTCTTAATAGGTCTAATAAAATCGTTACCTTGCAAGTCTTTTTGATTTTCAAAAAATACTAAATCATCTGGATCTACAAATCTACTGAATGCTAGTGGCTCATCTGGTACACCATCAAAGTCTGTATCGACTGGCAACACTTCAATTTTTCTATAATCTATATATCCATCTGAATATGTGAATTTATCTGAGATATCAAATTTGATATTTTCGTCTAATCTTTCTCTTGTATCTGAATATTTTACTTTAAGTACATCTTGATTACCTAAACCTAATGTTCTTTTAGAATCAAATTCATTTACTTTAATTGTTGTACTACTTGTAACATCTATAGAGCCTTGTATTTGTGCATTTGCTCTTTGTAAACTGGTTGTGGACACATTACCTCTAAAAGTGTTTACACCTGAAAGGTCTGTAAACACATAAGCAATATTGGCGTTTGCACCACCTTGTATATTTGATGGGAACTTGCTTAATGGTATTTCTACACTATTTGGTAAGTTTGTAATTTTACCTGAATTAGGTTTAACTACTGCTTGTCCGTTTGAATTGGTTTGTCCGTTAACACTCATTTCAACTGTTACAGGACTTATAAATTCATTACCACTGTATGTATCTGAAACACTTACGTTAGCATCTCCACCCTGTAATAATCCAAAGTTAGAAATCATTTTAATACTTAACTCATTTGCTCTCACATCTCTATTCTTGAGAACAATCTCAGGACTATTTCCTGTAGGAGTATAATAATTATTTGTGTCTTTTAATTGCCAAGCATCACCTACGCCGTCTGCATTTGTGTCTACCCAGTAATAAGTTTCTTCTATACTTGGCTTACTGTTGTTGTCTAAAATTTCTATAACATCTTTTTTAACATTGCCTGTTGCAGGATCAACTGTGTAGTTTTCATCTGCATCTATAAATTCTACATCTTCGTAACTTTCAAACAAAAGTTTTTTACCTCTTGTGGTCATTTTGTATGAGTAGTCATCGTCTGATGAACCTTCCTCATATTCGAATTTAGCAATCCAACAAGCACCTGTACTTAAATCTGCACTATACTCTGCATCTTTTTGTAGTATAGAGTTGTTAATTACAAAGAAATGTGTTTGCGATGCTCCTGATGGATTAGGATTATAGCCTAAACCAAAGTCTCTTTTTGCTGTTAGTTCGTCACTTACTTCTGATGTTATATTAGTAAGCAAATTAGATTGTATACTTACAACTAACTCAGTTGCTCTCCAACCATTTTCTAAACTTGTTGACATTGTGATAGGACCTTTACCTGCACTTGAACTGGTAATTAGTCCGCCGTTGTTTTGTATATCTTTGATAACTACCCATCTGTATTTTGTGCTATCCGTAGGACTTGTAAATTTAATTCTAGCATTCTCTTGTATTTGTCTAAACACATCTCCTACTTGATTGTTCTTTAATACAACTGGAGTTCCACCAGTATCAATTGTTAAGTAACCTGTGGTACTTGTTGCTCTATTAGGCTGTGACACCCATTTGATAACTGTGTAATTTCTTGTTAAGTCAAATACTAAACTGTTGTCTGTTAAATGTACATTTCTGTAATCTTCATATATAAAGTTGTTCAAATGACTGTTATTTAATTTGCTTGTGATAGAGGATTCAACAACCTCAGATAAATTTGTGCTACCTTCAATATCAATTGTGTTTACGTCTTTTGCATCTTCTTTGTAAAGTAATCCATCTTCACCGTAAACAGTAACACTTTGATATTTTCCTGTTGGATCGTTTATATCAATAAATCTACTATGACCTGAATGTGTCCTGTTAATTGCTTTTAATTTTAAAATATTGTTGTTTACTGCATAAGGATACACATTGTAATCTTGTGCAGATACCATTCTATCCTGTGATTGATAAACTTGTGGTGCTCTTTGCTTGATACTTTGTATGCTTTCTGCTGGAGTACCGTTTGAAACTGTATATTGTAGACTGCAGAACATTGTTAATACTTGTTGGTCACCGTTTGAATCAGTGTATGGTATATTGATTTGCTTGTCTACTGCATCTGTTGGGTTAATTGTTTGGTATGTACCTGCACTACTTCTGTGCCACATTCTGTATGTGCCTACTGGAATAGCACCAAAGTTGCCGTCTGCAAATTTAATTGTAATATTGTCTTCAAATCCACTGTCTACTGCAAACACTCTTTTGTTGTCTAGTTTTAAATTGTTGTAGAACAATGTTTGTCCAATTAAATTAGGAACTTTAGTCCATTGACTTAACACTTCACCTGCTGAATTAATCTCTTGTACCCAAACATCACTTTCATTAATCATCGATTGACTAACTGTAACCTGATTGTTCTTTATTGGCTTGTCAAAAATAGCATCTTGATATGCTATTGATCCTTGTTTGAACATCATAAAGAAACCTGTGTTACTGCCTGATAGTCCTCTGCCGTCATTTCTGTAAATAATTTGGAATGGTGCATCAGGATCAGGTGCTTGTTCTTGGAATGCTTTGTTTTCGCTAAACTGTGTGCTTACCATTTCGAATGGAACACCTGTATTGCTTAAATTTAAACTAAATGGGAATGTTACATTCGTGCCTGGTACACTATTAATTTGGTATAGTTCTGAACTTATACCACCGATTGTCTCTTTAGCAACCGGTTTTGTAAACTTGTTAAATGAAGTGAAAGCCGCATTCATTACACTAATAAATTTGTCGTAACTTTCAGCCTCTGTGGCATCATCAAAATTGATACGTTCGTTAGCAATACTTCTACCAAAACTGTCTGCAACATTTTGTGTAGTCTGAATTGCTGTTACTTTCATTATACCGCTACTTGCAGTATTACGTTTAGGTGCATAGCCTAGCATCTTTGCTAAACGTAAAACACTTTCTCTACTTTCAGCAGTTGCTAGGAAGTTTTCTCTAGTGTTTAAGTCTACTCTAAATGCTAAGTTTTGACTTAGGTATGCAAGTAATTCTATGATTGCAATAAATTCTGAACTTTCAATATAGTCGTTAAATTTCTCAGGATAGTTTTCTCTGATATATGTAATCATAGACTGACGTATTGTGTTAAAGTCGTATGCTTTAAAATCTACGTTAGTGAATGCCTTATATGCTGTTTGCCAATCTTCTGCGGCGAATAAATTATTTTGTCTTATGTCCTGCGCCATACTCTACCTAATACGTTGTTGTGCCTTGAGCGGATTCAACTCCACTGCTACTTAAAGATATGCCTGTAGTTGATTCAAATTCTGCTACAAGTATATCCTCAGTAAGGTCTGGTTTATACTCTAAATGGATTTCACATCTCAAAGTGTTGTCCATTGCTGACACATTCAAGTTAAGTAAGTTTACTCTAGGATCTTGATTTACAATATCTGTTACGTCGTCTTTAACAAAACCAATAGTTGCTTCTGTTAAAGGCTCCATTAATAAGTCAGGTATAATACTACCAAATTCTGGTAGCATAACTCTCTCGCCTTTTGATGTTTTTAGTTGATTAAGAATGTCTTGTTTGACTAATTCTAAATCCTCTAAGTTAAAGGGAGGTCCATTCCTATTTACTGTACTAAAACCTTTAAATGTTGCCATACTGATATTTATCTAAATTATTAAAACGTGTTTTAATATGCACATTTTTCCTGTATAAAAAACTCAAAATTTTAGTCTTAGATAAGTACAAGTATGAACACACTATTAGTAGTTGCATTAAAGTCCGAATTAGAGGACATCAAATACAAACACACATTATATACAGGCATAGGCAAAGTAAATGCCGCCTGGAAACTAACAAAATACCTGTGTGATAATCCAGACATAGAGAATGTGGTAAACTATGGAAGTGCTGGAGGCATCAATCCAGACTTTAGAGGCTTACTTAAATGTACAAAGTTCTTGCAAGGCGATATCGACTGTAGACCTTTAGGCGTTCCTTTAGGGCATACACCTTATGAAGAAATTCAGCAGTTTGATTTCAACCAAGATTTTACTGACGGTAAGACCTGTATGACATTTGACCAGTTCCAATTAACAAAACCTGCTATAGAAGTAGACTGTGTTGATATGGAGGCATACGCATTAGCAAAAGTATGCCACAATATGGACAAACAGTTCACATCATACAAGTGGATTAGTGATATTGTAGGTGGTAGTGACCAGTCTACTCAATGGAAGGAGAACTTTAATACAGGACAAGATATATTTAAAACTATTTTCAAAGCAGATTATGGGATTGAACTTTAATAAAGTTTGGGGTTTTGGATGCAGTTTTATGTATGGCACAACTATAGAGCCTGGCGATCCTGAATGGGTTAGAGACACAATAGGTTGGGGAGGCATAATAGGTGAAGAACTTGACCGCCCATCAGAAAGTTGTGCTGTAAGTGGTTTTGGCAATCAAGACATAGTAAATCATTTTTTTAAAATACTTCCAGATATCAAAAAAGACGACTTAGTTATAATAAGTTGGAGTAATCCTCACAGATTTTATTATGCAGATCCTAATTGGACAATGGGTTCTATTAATGCACTGAGTAATTTTGATGATATACAATTGCCAGGCAGATTAAAACATATGCTATTTGCACAAAGAGAAATTTCATTGTTGTATGAAGAGGATATTGTGAGACAACAATTGGATCATATTATATTGATTCAGGAAGTTTGTAAGAGTAGAGGCATAAAAATATGTCAAAACAATGCTTTAGTAGATGTTACAAAAGATATAGATATGGATAATGCTGATGACCACATTATAAGCAGACAATTATCCGTTGACAGAGAAAATTTCTGGTGCTATAATCAAACTACATTAACAAACTTATTGGGACTTTCAGGTAACAACGACCCACTAGGTGGTTATATTAAAAATAACTTATTGCACGAGCAAAAAAAGAAAGGATATGAAGGCTTATGGTCTGAGCCTGATTCTTGGCATCATCCAAGTGCAAAAGGACATAGGTACATAGCAAAAACATTAGGCGAATGGATTAAAAATAATGATAATTTTAAACATTGAGGGCAGGGTAAAAGAGAAGAAAAGACTGACTCAGTTTGCTGATGATGTAATACACCACTTGATGCCTCGTATTAGACGTGATGTCACAGTGGATATAAATGTAGTTACACATTGCGATGGTGGTCACTTAGGGTTATGTTGGGGTGATAAAAAGATTGCAGAAATAGAAATATGCAGGAAACACGGTAAACGTCAACTCCCTGCACACGAAATAGCACTTAACCTAGCACACGAATTAGTACACGCCAAACAATTTATAAGGGGAGATTTACACCCTAGCACAGAAACGTGGTGCAGACAAGACCACTCACAAACTCCATACAGAAAGAAACCTTGGGAAGTAGAAGCATACGACTTAGAAGAAGAATTATTAGAAATGTTTTGGTAAGGGGTTGACAAGCACCACTAAAAACGTTATAATAGTTGTATAATTTAAAAAAGGTAGGAGTTTTTTATGTATTACGAAATTTATCAAATCAAAATCAACAAAGAAGTTAGAGACTATGTCAATAGTAATGACAGAGGTCATACTGGCGGCGAAGAAAAGTTTCCAATTTACGAGGCTTATATGAGAAACTGTATGAGTTCTAGAAAAGAAAGTTTTCAGCCTGAGGACTTTGCACATTACACAAAGGTTTGTAATGTTATGGAAAATGGTGGTTTGGTACAAGGCGAAGATGAGTACCTTGTAAATAACCTAGAAGAAGTATTCAAAGTTCTTAACGGATACTACTATGATGAAGAAACTGCGGAAGATATTGTGTTTGATAGTCACGTGAATGATTACAAAATGAAAACAATTACTCGTAATGATGGCGAAGTGGTAACATTCAGAGATATGCACTCGCTTTCAGTAGGCGACATAGTTGCTGAAAAAACTGTAGACGGTACTAGATATCATCAAGTTGCTGGTATGGGTTATGTAGAAGTATTCCCTGCAGAAAGCACATTATTGTATAAGGATATCAAACAGGCATCATAATGCCACATTTACTGTACCTTTATGCAATATAAAATTAAATATATTGACAAGTTCTCAATTAAAGGAAACAATGCAAATTGGATTACTGATAAGAGAATTTATAAGGGGCAAGAAGCACACCAAAGAACAGATGAACTTCTTGCATTAGGCTACTTAGTAGAAATGACTAAAATCTAAAAGGAGAAACCTTTTGTCATACAGTAAACTCGATAGGCGTATCATTGATACATACAATAAAATTGTGTCGGCACTTCCGAATAAATCAGCGGATAGACGTGTTGCAGAATGTGTAGATAAAGATCCTGACACAGGACTTATTAAAGCAGTAGGTGTATATGATACAAAAACTAAAAAATATGCTATAATTGAATTGAATAATTATAGAACAAAAAGATTTGAAGATATAAAAGAATTAGCACATATCAAACAAATCGTATCAAACTCAAAGTAAAATGACTGAACCTTTAACAAAGCAGTTCACAAACGATACACTTGAAGAAGAATTAAGGACTATGCTCGTTGATAAAAACAACGAGTGTAATCACCTTAAGGCTCAAATAGAAATATTGGAAAAGTGTGTTGCAGATGAACAAGAGCAAAAGTACAGGGCATTAGTAAAAGCGGCAGACCTAAAGTCTGAACTCAATATACTAAAGTCTCAAACTCTTAATAAAGTATAGTACTGCATCAACGTCAAGAAGTATGAATACTCTTGAGAGTCGACTCGCTCGTCAATCTCTGTTAAAAGCAAACTAGGAAATTCGTTGTATGTTCCTGCATTAAGACTTTCAACACCTTTATTAGAAACAAAATCTGATTCTGATAACAACATAGCACACCCAACTAAACTGTTAAACATCCTTTGTGTTAAAAGTGTTTTAACATTTTTTTGTACAATTCTTTGTGCTGATATTTTATCTAACTGTAATATTTCTCTAGAAGGAGTAGGCATTATTGGAAGTATTAAACTTACCAAAGTAATGTTTGGCTTTTTAATTTTTATAAAACTTTGTGGAATACTATTCAAATCAAAATTAGTAAGACCAAACATATCACTAGGAACTAAGATATTTTTATATTGAATAATTAATTTTTGTATTTCTTCTGACTGAGGATTTAGAAAACTGTTTTTATTATAAGCAATAACTTTTTCTGCCTTTTCTTGTTCTGTAAGTTTATGAGAAAACCCAACAACTCCTCTGTTTGCTAAATCCAAAGGAAAGAACTTAAACATATTATCTAATACTTCATCGCCTTCATCATCTAATGTTAGTGTAATAGGATCGTGAAACTTATCACCTTTTTGCTGTAACTTTGTGTACTGTGGTTCTCCTTCTGCAGAATAACCTTTTCCTACAAATAGTCCTTTTGGTGTTTGGTAAGATGCCGGTTTAACATCTAACTCGTCTAGTTGTCCTATTAAAAGTGCCATTACCCATCTCCGCCTGTAGCCTTAGTTAAGAAACCACTTACTGCTTTGAACAATGGATTTGCACCTAAGTCTTTTCTGCTTGGACTTGGTTGGTAACTGTTCCATCTAGATATAATACTGTCTGGTGCACCTTGCATTTCTGGTAATACCGAAGGAGTTGATGCATAAGGCGAACCTCCTCCTACTAGACCTTCTGCTATTGTGCCTATGACTTTTTCTTTAATGCCGTCTAATCCTATACCTGCACCTTGTTGAGCAACACGTTTTATGTTTACTGCTCCACCTAAACTTAGTCCTATACTGCTTTGAGTTGTTAATGTATTTGTTTTTCTTGATGAACTTGGCTTTCTGGCATTGCCCACACTACTAGCCGCCTTCATTGTTGGTATAGGTGCAGTATTCAACATAATACCCAACGGTGCTGTTTGTAGCATTAGTCCCATACTGTTCATATAGAAGTTGCCTGGTATAAACTTCGCCGCCGCGGCTGATGTTGCCGCTTCTTCCAAGTCTCCGTCTAGTACTGCATCTTTAACAGTACCAGGAGTGATACCATTATTAATAACAATATCTCCTACTATGTCTACTTGTAAACCTCCTCTAGGAATAAATGATTCTAATGGGTTAGACAAATTAAGTCCTTCGCCACTTAGTAACCCTGATGCCGCATCTCCTATAGCACCGTCTAAAGCACCATAGGCATTTTCCAACTGGCTTTGCAATGAAGGATCAGGTAAAGGTATACTGGACTTAATACCCATCACACCATATGAATGTATGTTTACAGGCTTTCCTCTTAAACCAACTTTACCTTGTTTACTACTGATTCTAACACCGCCATAATCGTTTCTCAAATTCATTCCGTTTACGCCGTGTATGTTTACTCGTCCGCCTTTGCTGTGCATTCTACCTAATTGTAGTGTTTCCCAGATTGGGTCTCCTCTACCTAAGTTATCTGCAGGGTGAATAATTCCGTACTTGCTAGATAGTTTTAGTCCTACTTTAGGTTTACCGCCTTCTATACTTAAACTTAACCCATCTATCTCACTTGGTACAGGATTATCATTTCTTGCTTTGATGTTTACATCACCGCCTGCTTCTATGTTTACATTGTTATCGCCCCTTAGGTTTACATCACCTCTTGCTCTAACACTAAAATTACCATCTGCAAAGAAATCCATATTTCCTTCGCCATCTATTTCTATCCAGCCTGTACCGTATTTGTTTATAATAAAAATTGTATCTGTTGAATCGTGCATAAGAATTTGCATACCGTTTTTAGTACGCAATCTTATTTGACTGTCGTCTGGGTGGTCATCTAATATAAATTGATGTCCGCCATCTCTTGTTCCTGATGCTGACTTTAAAGGACCAGGAGTAAGTATACCAAATACTTGACTGGGTGATTCTCTTCTAGCACCACTACTGGTTAAACCTCTGGGCCAGTCATTACTAATACCTTGTGCTTCTAATACTGCTGTAAGAGGATCGTGTGCCGCTCTAGCACCGCCTTTTGCTTGTAGTTTGTTTGAACCTGCTCTATATTTGTAACCAGTATCTGGATTCTCAGTTTGAGTCTTATCTTTTTCTGTAACTGGCATAACATTGCCGTCGTGTGTTACACCTGCAGGGATACCGGGTATCATATGATTCATTAGTGTGGGTTGTACACACCCTATACAAAAACCTCTATTGACATTTCCGCCTTCGAACGCAACAATGACTTCGTTGCCTATATCGGGTGGCACCATCCACATACCATAACTGGTTTGTGTTTCTGCATATTCTGTTCCTCCTTCGACTGGATTGTTATTTGCTATTCCGCCAAAGGGTGTTGTCCACGTTACCCAAAAACTGTCTCCTATTAAATCATTCTTTACAAATAATCTGCCGTCTCTGTTTGGGTCTGAGGAGTTTACAACTTCGCACTTGTATACTCCGTAATATTTTTCATCATTATCATTTACTCTATCTGACGGAGATTGTCTATTTGTTTTGCTAATTTTTGCCATCTTATCCTCCGTCTATCGGTACTTCTTCATCGTCTGTTTCGTTGTTTTGATTTGCTTGCCATTCCTGAATTTCTTCTCCGGTCCAAAACTCTCCGTTGGCGTCAAGGTATAGTCCGTCGTGTTCTCCGCCTTCTTGATACCATACAGGCATTGTAATGTTTAACGGTCTTTCGAACTCAATTGGCTCTGTAGTAGTATCATCTTTAACTACACTATTTAACTTCTCAGGATTTGCAAGCCTTTCATTCTTGACTCCTGTGATCCTAGATGTATATATGCCGCCTTGGAATGTATGCTCTACCATAGTAGCAAGATAGTATCCTGTGTATCTACCGTGATTTGGAGCACTTGCTTTTCCTAAAGACACATCATAATCTGGTGTTGTAAAACTAAAAATAAACAATCTTTCAAAATAACTAGGCAACATTGATTGCTTTTCATTTAATGCTGATGAAATTTCTGTTATGCCTTCTGCTTCTTGAGTTGGTCCTGATGTTTTTAATGTGCCTGGTAACCAATAAGGGTCGCCTTTGATTTCTAAATCTAATGTTTTTAAGAATGCAGGATACTGATTTTGATGATACAATAATTCCATAACATTAGGAGTAACACTTAGGTCTCCTACTTTTTCTTTATCTGCTACTACTTCGTCTACGGCTGTACTGGTAGTTACACCTGTGGGTGCTTCATTTTGTTTTGCTATTTCATCAAAGCCGCCTACTTCTAAAATGTCATCTAGATATTTGACTGGAATATCATCCTCTGATAATTGTATAACTCTTGGGTCATTGAATCCTTCTATTAAATCTCCTAGTAACCCATCGAAGTCTGTTAAACTATCTAATGTATTATTAATCTCTGATAGTATGCTGTCTACTGGATCGAACACATTATCGAAAAACTCTTGGAACTCATCTTCTATTCCCAAGTTGTAAAGTAGTGGTCCGTTGTCTGTTAAAATTCCTTGCATATCATTTTTAAATGCATCATACTGTTCTTGAATAGGAGCAAGTAAACCTGCCTTTAAAGGACCTGTAAATTCTTCAATCTTTTGTTTAAATATATCTCCTACATTAGTTGCTTTTGCCAAGAAGTCTTTCATTATGTCTTCACCAACTTGACCAAAGTCATCTTCAATAACATCTTCTAAATTCTTTATATCTGATACCAAAGATTTTGCTTTGTTCAATCTTTCGTCAAATTTTGTTATTGCTTCTCCTAATGGACTGATTCTTCCTAACAATTTTGGATCTATTCTAGTGTTTACAAAGTCTATGTCTCCTCCTAGTAAAGCACTAAATCCTTTTGTTCGTGCCAGTGTAACAACACGTTGAAAATCTTGTACCGTTGCTTGGGCACCTTTTACAATAACATCTTCGACTTGTGTTTGCAATTTAGTAACATACTTCGCAACGTCTAATTGGCTTAATACACCTGCCAGATACTTTTGGTCAAACTCTTCTGCAACTTCGGTTGCACTTTGATTCTTAACTTCGCTTTGTCTAACTCTTGCTTTTAAGTTTACACCGCCTGTGGGCAATGTCAACATCATTCCGTTTCCTGAAGTATCTGAAATGACTGCATTCAGTATTTGGTCATTTTGTCCTGTAAAAATATATGGATAGTATCTATGTGTGATTGCATTTAATTCTTCTTGTAAATTCTGTTTTCCAATTGCTGTAATATTTAAAATCTCATCAGGCATTATGAACATATTAGAATATACTCTTTTTAACATTATCCTGTGAGTGTACTTGTATGCAACTCTGTTATGAAGATAATTTACACCAATCGGTGCAATATCCGTTTTAATATCAAACCAAAATACTGCTGTCTTGTCGTAGTCTAAATCAGTAGGAATTAATTTTTTAATATCTGCAAGAGATTTTCCACTAACCAATCTAATTACCATATTTTGAATCTTTATATCTTGTAAAATAATTTTAGTTGCGGCTGTAACCAAGTCTGTTTTATCTGGAAATGTTGTGTAAATATATGTTGCGTCTGGATTTGCATCTGCATTTGCAGGCACAGTTAAATCTTCTTGCTTTTCTAAATCCAATTCGTTGAACACTACTACACTTTCTGCAGAGTATTTCGATGTATCAATCTTACTACTTAAATCTATTAAGGAGTTGGGCCAGTTTTGCATTATTTTTAATGCCTCAGTATCGACACCTTCTTCACCTGGTTTTGGATAAATTGTATCAGTATCAAACTCGTGTATGTCATATGGAGTTTGCCCTGGTGTTTCGTTTACATCTGCTTTGTTTTCTCTAATTTTATCACTATACGCATTTTTGTTTAGCCTATTAAATCCTTTTGCTAAATTATCTAATCCTTCTTTTATAGTGGAATACACAATAGAAAATTTATTTAACGACTGTCTTCTTTCTAAGTTGGCTTCGAATATGCCATCTTCGTATCCAATACAAGCAAAATTGTATTCTGAAGAATTACTCTGAATTACCAAATCGAAATCTGATAACAACATTCTAATAATTTTAGTTGGTGCTTCATATTCTATAGGAGGGTTTAAATTTCCAGAGTTGAATTTTTGTCCACCTACAAATCCTATTTCTAAAAATAAAGGGAACTCTTGAAAAGGTTTCAAGTTAAGTGCTTCTTGGGCCGCCAGTAGTCTTTCCATTAAATCGCATCGCAACGGCTGAATCAATTTAAAATTTATATTTGTGCCTATACTGTTAGAGGATGATCCTTCGCCACCGCCACCTACAACTGAACTTATCACAAGGTCATCTATTTTTATATCTGTTATGCCTGTTTGAGCAATAATTATTTCGTTGTTCTCATCTCTGATAAATCCTTGTCCGCCTTCGCCTGCACCAGAAATAAGAGAACCTAATCCTAGCATATAAAGTTTTATGTTGTATGTTGCTGTTGAATATTCATCAAGAATGTTAGAGGGTACAAATCCTCCATCTACATAAGGACACTCTCTGACAGGGCCTGAATATTTTTCTAATGTCATTATAACCTTTCTAGTACTCTTTCTAAAGTAGGTACTTTAATTTTTAAACCAGAAACCATATTCCCAACTGGGTCTCTTAAAAGATCTGGGTTTCTCAATGTAAACACCCACCATAGATTTGAATCTGCATACAATTCGTGAGCAAGTAAGTCTGGTCTATATTCGGTTTTCTTATCTATTGTTATTGTAACGTCTGTTACAGATGGTTTGAATCCTTTTAAGTTTAAATAATTTATATCTAAATAAAAGTCTCTTTCTTTTGCATTTTTTATAAAACTGTTTTTAGTTGTTGCCATTATGTGTACTTACCTCCTAATGCTCCTTGTGTCATAAGATCTAAGTCAAACCTTTTTCTCAATTCAGCAGGATTATATTGTGGTGCTAAGTCAATCAAGATATCAACACTACTAGGCACATAAGTTGTATAGTTATCCGAGCCATCACGTTGATGCAAGAATAAATTATCTGTTTCTTCTTTGTATATTGCCTTGGTTGCAAAATAGTCTTGTGTGTCTACTGGTACATAATCAACATCATCTCTTAACTGGTATGAATAGTTCCTTATTACACACGGTACTTTGTCGTACCCATTTGGTCCTAAGTAACTAAACGCCAACACAGGCGGTACTCTAAATCCTGTGTTCATTGCTCCTCTTCCGTTCTGTGCCTTAATACATACTTTTAAAAAGTTTAAAACTGCTAAAAGATATCTTGCTTCATTTACATTGTTTGCTGTAAAAGGTCCACTAACTGTAAACACAGGAGGAGTACTGTTCATAAAACTGTATATAGGATAGTTATAATGAGTGAACGTCATTTCGTTATAGTTTGCTTGTCCTGTTACAAGTATAGTAGGCGTGTAAGGATATATTATACCACCAATGTCTTTGAGTGGTTGTAAAATTGTGTCTTGCCTATCACCGGTGCCATCTTCGCCTTCGCCTGTGCCTAACACTTGCCTCATTTCTTTGTTCTTCAAGTTAGGACCAAATATTTGGTCAAAGTCTGCTTTCTTGTACGGGCCTATTTTTGCTCGCCAATCTGTGGGACTTAGACGTCTACTGCCTACTTGGTTTGTTATAACTGTTTGTTGGTCTGGTTTATTTCCGCCTTCCATCAAGTTCTCCTAATAAACAGTATTTATCGTTATCAATAAAACACGTTTTAATATAAAGAAAAGCATAAGTAATACTTGACAATGCCGTAAAAGTGTATTATAATTGTTTAAAAATATATTTGGAGAACAAATGGCTAAAACAAATTATCTTAATAATAAAGATATCTTATTAGAGATTCACAAAAGCAAAATGTCGTTTTGTTGGGTTAAATCACAAAACCACTATGATTTTGATATTATTGTGAATCACACAGATGAGATTGACAATCAAGCAATCGAAACTGCAAGAATCAATAAAGCACAAAAACTAAAAGAAGTAAACTATAAATCTGCTGTAGCAGAATATGATGGTCCAGCAAATAAGAAACCTAGACAAAAGGAATTTATTGTTGATCCAGATAGTTTTGCTTTAGAAGAATTAACTTTTAGAGTTATGGATTTTGACCATATACCTGATGAGCCAGGTAGGAAAAATAATCCTAAAAACATTGCAGAAACAAAGGCTAAACTAAACTTTTTACCTTTTAAACATTATGCTTACAAAGATGACGAACTTATTGAAGTTGCTAGAAGTCATTGGAGTGGCGGACCTAAGAGTGGTAAGTTTGATTTAACAAAAGGAACTATTACTCCCAAGTTGGGACATATGTTTTTGAAGTTAGTAGAACGATACAGTCAAAGAGCAAACTGGAGAGGATACACTTACGTCGACGAAATGAGAGGACAGGCATTAGTGCAATTAGCACAAATTGGTTTACAGTTTAATGAAGCAAAGTCAGACAATCCGTTTGCTTATTATACTGCCGCAATTACTAATAGTTTTACTAGAGTTTTAAACATTGAGAAACGTAATCAGAACATAAGAGATGATTTACTTATTGAAGCAGGGCAATTGCCAAGTTTCACAAGACAAATCAAACACGAAGAAGAAGTTAAAGCACAAAGAGAATTAGCAAAGCAGGAAAATACCAATTTAGATGAATCTATTTAAACACGCCGCAGTATTCACAGATATACACTACGGCTTGAAGTCTAATAGCGGTGTACATCTTAAAGACTGTAACAAATTTATAGACTGGTTTATAGCAGAGGCTCACGCCAGAAATGCAGAGACCTGTTTGTTCCTAGGTGATTGGCATCATCAAAGAGCAAGTGTAAACGTAGCAACATTAAATGCAAGTTGGAAAGACTTAAAGAAACTGAATGACGCATTTGAAACTGTATACTTTATAACAGGTAACCACGATTTATTTTACAGAGACAAACGTGAACTCAACAGTATGGAGTTTGCTAGAGACTTACCGAACTTTGTTATGGTAGATGAGATAATGGAACAAGGAGACTGTGCTATTATTCCTTGGCTAGTTGGTGACGAACATAAGAAAGTTGCAAAGATGCAAGTCAAGTATATGTTTGGTCACTTTGAACTTCCATACTTTAAAATGAATGCAATGGTAGAGATGCCAGACCACGGTGGAATCAAAGCAGAACATTTGGAAGGACCCGAGTATGTGTTTAGTGGACATTTCCACAAACGTCAATACAAAAACAATATACATTACATAGGCAATGCCTTCCC